CAACTGCGGCAGGTCATAAATCTGCGGGGCCATCTGCGCCATCTGGATAACAGCTTGGTACTGGACAACCCGCTGGCTCATTGTGGCTGCGTTGGGGTCACTGACCGGGATTACATCCACATCGTCGTAATCCGACTTCTTGGCCTTGGGTGAGCCTGTCTCTGGCTCATAAGTGTAGTCTGGGTCTGTGTAGTCTGCGATGATCCGGGCTAACAGCTTTAGCTCTTGTTTAAACGCATAATGCACCCGGGCTTGGACTGCGGTCATCACCTTGAGTTGACGCTCTAGCAGAGCTAGGGTTGTGCCAACCGGAGCCTGTCCAGACATATCCGATATCTTCATATCAGCGGTAGAAGCAAAGCGCCTGCCTTCTTCCACGATATTCCCAAGCAGGGCCATCAGAACCTGACTTGGTTCCTTATAGGGCAGCGGCAGGATGTTGTCCCGCATCACCCCTGAGCCGATATCTACATCCCGCCACTCTCCCGGGGCAATCGGTGTGTCATCACCTTTAATCCGAAGCCCTCTGGCTTTGAGTCCACCGGGGAGGTTGGACAATGTGCCTGCGTCCACAAGCTGTCGCATAATACTGGTAGCCGACTTCGCAAACCCGCCGATGAGGTGGAACAGCCCGAACCCATACGCTCCGAATCCCGGGATGTATTGGTAATGGACAAAATGCTGGCGCTTGAGCTTGAGTTCGTCATCTTCTTCCCAGTTACGGCGTATAGCCAAAATGTCACTGCTGCCCTTGATCAAGGTAACAACATACGGCAACATGATCCCGGTGGGTTCACCGCTCTCATCTACATCCTCAAACCCCTTCAAGTCAAGGTCTGCGTGGATTTCATACAGGATATACCTGTCATCATTGATATCGCTAAAGCCAGTCTCTTTGTCCTTGGCCTTCTCAATGTCGGTACTCTCCTTGGTTGGGTCGCCAAGTTCACAGTCCAGATAAAACCCAGCCTGCTGTAGCTTCCTGATCTCATTCTTGGTCTTACGCATTACATGCGTTACCCTGTAGCAGGACTGTATATCCGATGTCCCATAGGGCAGAACGATGTCTTCTGCTGGGATGAAGATAGATACCTGCCGATCAAGATTGGGATCAAAGTACACCTTCTTAAACGCTGACCCTGTAGCCGGTAGGCTCCACAGCATCCTCTCATGCTCTGCCCGGAACTCCACCATCTTCTCTGTTAGCTGGTAGTTCATGTCCTCTTCAACACGAACTGCAGACTGCTTTTTCTCCGGGGTCTCCTTACCAATAATCTTGGTGCGAACTGGCCCCTGAGCAGGGAATGTCTCCGTTATGGTTTCACTCTGGAACCTAACAACTGCCTCAGTGATCATTGGGTGAAACACCCCGCAGGCTCCGTTCCACGGCTCTGTCCTCTCCTCATACTGAAGCCCCAGAAGCTTCAATCCTTCTGTGTATGCCTTCTCCCACTCCTTACGGCTTGCCTTGTCATCATCAACTTCACTGACAAGCTCTGATGCAACTGACTGCATTGCAGACCTGTCCATGTACTCCGCAAGGTTGTCACTGAAATCCTCTTCATCAATAACTTCAACCTCCATCTCAGCCTCAAACTCTGGGTCAACAATTTCAATCTCCACATCAGGAGCTTCTAGCATGTCACTCAAACCCATCGGAGCTTGATACAGGGATTTATCTATGGTCATAATGTTTCTCAATAAAATGTGGATTTTCTGCGTGTTTCATACTCATCCTTCTCATCTGAGTCAATGGATATGAAGCCGCCCTGTCTAAACCTAATCAGCGCCTGACTTGTGGAATCTACAAGGTCATCATGATCCCCGTTGGGAAAAGATGCCATCTCATCCATAAGCTCATCAGCCCAACGGGTGTCTGGACACCAGACAATCCCAGATGCAAATAAATCAGAAACAGAGTTTAAACGCGCTATCTTATCGTGTCCCTTGCTTGGGGTGTACTCTGAAAGCGGTATCCCTATCTTTCTCAACTCATAGATCAAAGGCGCTCCAGCCGCCTTCTTCTCCACAATCAGAGAATCCGGGTTCCATTCCTTCCACAGCTCCAGAGCCTTTGCCTTCAAGTCGGGAAACTCCATTCTTCGTTTAAATGCATCAAGACATATGATATTGGGTTTTGACACGCCTGTCTTGTCTACTTGATAAAACACACCCCAAGTTGTGCAAGCCGAGTAGTCCGACCTGTTGGTCTTCTCAAACGCTGTATCCCATGACTGGATCACATAGTCACATGGCGGGGCAACCTCTGACTCCCATATCTTCCACATGTTCCTCTTGACAATCGCACCTTCCTCTGAGGTAGGATTCTGTTGGTACTGAGCTTCCCACTTGGAAACTGGAATCTCAGCCTTGATTGCCTCCAACTCTTCCTTCTTCCAGAACGCAGGCCACAGCGGAGTCCCAGAGGGCATGATTGCAGGAAACTCTATGACCTCCCAGTCATTAACCCCATCCTTCTCTGAACTCTTGATAATCTGCCCAGTCAAGTCCCTCTTAGACCAACGGGTCATCACAATGATGATTGCCCCTCCGGGCTGTAGCCGCTGCCTTGGCCCGGATGTGTACCATTCATACACACCATCATAAACAGCAGGTGTTCCCTGCTTTGCCTCTTGCTCCGAATGCGGATCATCAATGATCAACAGATCAGCACCCTTGCCCGTCACAGCACCACCTACCCCAATAGCAAAGTAATCCCCTCCCTTGTCCGTATTCCATCTCCCCGCTGCCTTGGAGTCACTGGACAACTTGGTGCTGAATATCTTGGAGTACTGATCAGAGGAAACTAAATTCCTGACCTTTCTACCAAAACCCACTGCAAGTTCTGCGGTGTGTGCAGTCTGAATAATCTTCTTCTCAGGAAACTTCCCCAAGAACCATGCAGGCAGCAAATACGAAGCAAACTCTGACTTGGTGTGCCTCGGTGGCATGTTGATGATTAACCTCTTCAACTCACCACTGACAACCCTCTCAAAAGCATCTGCCATGATCTTGTGATGCTTCCCGCTGATAAATATCGGCCACATCTGCGTCACAAAAAACAAGAACGACTCCCTGCACCTCTCAACCTTGTCCATCTCCAACAACGCAAATACCTTGCTGCGTTCAGCTTCCGGTAGCTTGTTCACCACCGACATGTACCCAGCAATCTCCGTCTGCGTTAAAAGCGTCATAGCCTTGAGATGTCCCTGACAGACCCGTCAACAACCCTGATCGAATGAAACTTATACGGCTTTGTCACTAAATGCCCATCGTCCTGCAACCTGTGAATGATCCTGTGTATGTTCGACTTTGACTTCAAGCCTATCCCACGGGCAATCACCTCATAGCTCGGCGGTACACCATGTATCTTGGCATACGCCTTTATGAAGTCCAAAACTAGCTGCCTACGCTTTGTAATATCGATAGTTTAAGGGATATGGGAACGTTCTTTCTTGTTTCTGAAAAATATATATGGGGTTGGGGGGTGTGTAAAACTGTGATCATGGGGGGTATTCGTTTGAGTGGAACATAGTATTGTTTGAGTGGAACATAGCGTAACCAATGCGGGTGCATCATGCCGGTCAAAAGGGGGGCTGGGGGTACGGTGGGTCAGCCAGCCAGCCGTTTACACGCTCCGCTCCCAGCACCACCATGTCGTTTACAGCCTACGCTCTGCCAGCAGCCTGTACCATGACGGCATCAGTGGCCTTGCTCTTATTTACACGCACCGGGAGCCTGACACTGTCCAGCAATGTCAGATGCCCAGCGAGTTCTCGCTTGAGTTGTGCCGCTGACACCTGAGCCACTGCGACCACTTCAGTTTGTGTAAACGCACCGCTTATTCTGCCCAGCATTTCCAGCGCCTTGAGCTTGCTGCCCTCTTGCTTGAGTTCTGTCGCACAGTGAAGCAGTTGTCTTGTTACCCATCTTTTTGTTGCCTGCGAGTCATCTACCAGATTCTCTGCTTGGTGCTCCCAGTTCTCAGTCAACGCCCTCTTTATGAGGGGATGCTGCGTGAGCCTATAGGCTGCAGCACTTACCGCTCCATCGCTTGAATTGTCGTTTGGGTATGCATCTCGGTAAGCCTGCCGCTGGGGCTTTCCCCCAATGATGCCCTCTAGGAACCCTCTCTGAGAATCTGTCAGCACTCTGACCCTTTTTCCTTTGTCTGCACCTATTGGTTTTCCATCCTTGCGTGTTACTGGCCCTACTGCGAGAGCGGCCAACCGTTCCGCTTCGCTACCGTAATCCCCCCCGGGCAAAATGCTATCACTATCGTCTTCCGCATCATCAAAATCTATCGCCCC